GAATTGGATGATGAGCCTCTTAAGATGAGGAACAATGGATCTGAATGAACTACTCAACGAACGTGAGTGGCGTAAATGTAAAGGACCTCAAGACGGTTCAATTGACGACCTCGTGGACGCATTTGAACACTTCTGTACCAACTATTGGTATATCAAACATCCTGAGCGAGGACGGATACCTTTTGAGATGCGAGAAGCCCAGGTTGAAACTATTAGAGCCTGGTTGTCTAACCGTTACAGTGTGGTTCTAAAAGCACGTCAGATTGGGTTTTCTACTCTTGGTGCTGCTTACGCGTTTTGGTTAACTTTCTTTTGGCAAGACCGCTTTGTTGTCATGTTGTCTCGTACTGAACGAGAAGCCGCAAAGTTGCTACAGAAATCTAAATATGGGTTCAAGTTTATTCCTCAGTGGATGAAAGAACGTGGCCCTCAGATCACTTCTGATAACCAGTTGAAAATGACTTTCTCAAATGAGTCCGCGATTGAATCATTACCATCGGGTAATGATCCTGCTCGTGGTGAATCTGTGTATCTTGTTATTGTTGACGAAATGGCGTTCCTACCTAACTCTGAGGAAGCGTGGGCTTCTATTGAGCCGATTGCTGACGTTGGTGGTCGTGTTATCTGTTTGAGTACTGCTAACGGTTCAGGCAACTTCTTTCATCATTTATGGACTGGTTCACAGACAGGGGCAAACCTTTTTAAAGGTATCTTTTGGCCTTGGTCTGCTGGCGACCGCGACGAGGACTGGTACGAATCTAAATGCAAAACTATGCCAGGCTGGCAGTTGCACCAAGAATATCCTCGTACCCCTGAAGAAGCATTTATTAAGTCGGGTAACCCAGTTTTTGATATTGATTTGCTGGATTCAATAGAAACTATTGAACCAGCACGTGGATATTTGCACACCATTTCTAAAAAGAACTGTGATTTCAGAATAGTACCTGAAGGCGAGTTTGCTATTTGGGAATATCCTAGACCTGATGGCGTTTATGTTGTCGGCGCTGACGTTGCTGAAGGTTTAGTCCATGGCGACTATTCTACAGCACATATCATTGAGGCTAGATCGTTAGAAGTTGTAGGACACTGGCATGGTCATATTGAACCTGACCTTTTTGGTGACCTTCTTGCCGAAATAGGCTGGTGGTACAACGGTGCTCTTGTAGGTGTAGAAAATAACAACCACGGTTTAACTACTCTAAAGGCTTTACAACGTTATGGTTACAAAAATATTTACCGCACTCGTAGATTACAGCAACGTCGCCCTGAGGCGACTGAGCAACTTGGTTGGCGTACTACGACAGCCACAAAACCTTTGGCTATTGACGAACTTTCTGCTTCTATCCGTGACTCTGAGCTTGGTTTGTTTGATAGCCGCACTATTGCAGAATTAAGAATGTTTGTCCGTGACCCTAACGGCAAAATGCATGGTTCACCACATGACGACCGTGTCATGTCTTTGGCTATCACATATCAAATGTTAAAGTATGTTTGGCTACCCGAATATCGGGCTGAAGCCCCTATACCCAAATATAGTTTGCATTGGTTTGAAAGATTCATTATGAGCGAAGATTATGGCACAGATCCCATACCTATCGGTGCATATAACACTAGAAGAACCATGTAACGAACCATTGTTAATGTGATGGGATCTATTAACTGCACAGAATGCTCAAAACTGTTTTCTTTTGACGTACTTCCGCGCCGGGGCGCGGTATGTTTCGCATGCCATCTAAAAGGCATTCGTCTAGGATTTGCACATGGCAAAGAGGACTTTCATGGCCCTACCATTAAACAGCGTCAAGATGAGCAAATGAGGCAAGCCACTGCGGCTGGTATTAAGGCCGAACCTGTTGGGACTCGTTGGGTCTAAAATGCATTGGATCACCCCTATTGTCGTCGCACTTATTGGTGGTCCTTTGATGTTGGCTTTGAAAAGGTATGACACTCGTAATACTAGGGAACATGGCGAGAACTATAAAGTTCTTCGCCGTATTGAAGATAAAGTTGACCACATAGATGATCGTTTGGACGATCATATTGATTACCACTTGAAAGAGGGATTATGAAGTATTCAGAATCAGCCAAGAAAGCAGTAGCAACATTTGTGTTTGCTTCAACAGGCATCCTTGTGGGTGGTGCTGTAGGTGGTTTAGAGATTTGGAAAACAGCCCTTTGGACTGGTGTTGGCGCACTCATTAACTTCGTTTATCGTGCTTCTGAAGAGTACATTAACAGCATTGATGGTGAATAGTAATGGCGCGTCAAACGCATTCAGAAACTCTTAGCAAATATAAGCAGAAGATTGCTACGACAAAACGGTGGCGTCGTGAAGAAGATTATGACGATCTTTGGCGTCGCCTAATTGACTTGTATCGGGGTAAGCAGTATGAGGACATTTCTCCTGAAGATCGTTTGCTTGTCAATATTTCGTTCTCTACCGTAAACGTTATTGCTCCTAGCGTTGCTGTTAACTATCCCAAGATTGCCGTTAACGCTCGTCGTCCCGATGACGCACCTAAAGCAATTATTACTGAGGCTGTTATTAACTACTGGTGGAAGCACTATAAAGTGCGTCCCGAGTTCCGTAGGGCTGTAAAAGACTTTCTTATTGTTGGTCATGGCTGGCTTAAGTGTGGTTATCGTTATGTGGAAGAGGAGAGCATCTCTGAAGAAGGAGATCAATCTGATGCACAGGTAGAAGGCAATGAGATTACGCCTACTATTATTGTTACTGAGGATCGTCCTTTTGTTGAGCGTGTATCACCATTTGATGTGTTTGTTGATCCCGACGCTACGTCCATGCAGGACGCGCGTTGGATTGCCCAGCGTATTCGTCGTACGCTTACTGAAGTTAAGTCGGATAAGCGATACTCACGCGCCGCGCGCGAGAGCATCAATGCTACTTCTTGGGGTCGTTATAACGAAGATCCAGGCAAACGTCAAATTCAAGATACCGAAGAAGGATATGTTGAAGTTTGGGAATTCTACGACATCGTTAAAAAGACAATGTCTGTGTTCTGTGATGGTGGCGACCAGTATCTAGTTAAGCCTATGGATATGCCGTATGCGTTTGGTCATCCTTTCGTAATGATCCGCAACTATGATATTCCCGACTACTTCTATCCTATGGGTGATCTTGAGGCTATTGAGCCGCTTCAACGTGAGTTGAATGCGACTCGTACACAAATGATGAATCACCGTAAACGGTATTCACGCAAGTATCTATATAAGGAATCAGCCTTTGATGCTGATGGCCGTGACGCTTTAGAATCAGACTACGACAATGTGATGGTTCCAGTTAGTGGTGACGAGAACCTCGCTAACGTTGTTGCTCCTTTCCCTGCTGTTATGACTCCTCCCGAGTTCTATCGTCAGTCAGATATCATTGAAGGTGACATTCAGACTGTTTCGGGTGTATCCGAGTATCAGCGTGGTGGTGTTCCCGAGATTCGTCGCACAGCGACAGAAGCGGCTATTGTGCAGGACGCGGCTAACGCTCGTGCGGCTGACAAGTTGGCTACCATTGAGGGTGCTATTGCTGAGGTTGCTTTGCGTCTTGTTGGGTTAGCACAGCAATTTATGACTGGCGAACAAGTTGCTCGTATTGTTGGTAGAGATGGCGAACCTTTGTGGGTTACTTTTGATGCTGACTATATTGCTGGTGAGTTTGACTTTGAAGTTGAGGCTGGCTCTACTGCACCTAGTAATGAGTCGTTCCGACGACAAATGGCTTTGCAACTTGTAGATGCTATGGCCCCATTTGCTGGTATGGGCATTGTGAACATGCCAGCATTGGCTGGACATGTTCTACAGTTCGGTTTCGGTATTAAGAACCCTGATCAGTTTATTCAGGAAGCACCATCACCTATGGCTCCTCCACCCGAACAGGGTGGTATGCCACCTGAAGGTGTCCCTATGCCTCCCGAGCAGGGCATGTTGCCTCCTGGTGGCGCACCCATGCCACCCGAAGCTATGGCTATGCCACCTACTAATCTTGGTGCTATGGGGCCGATGCCTCAAGGTCCTGAAGCGTTGTCAGGTGTTGATCCTGCGGTACTCGCGGCTTTGTCGCAGCGTATGGGTATGCAATTACCTAACACTTAATGTAACGCACTATTCCTATATGTAGAGCAACCGTGTGGACTCTAAAGGAGAAACAAAGTGTCTGACACTTTTACAAATGACTCAGAATTCGACCCCACAGATGATGGACAAGTTGAAGGGATGGGTGAAGCAGAAGAATTTGATGCACCACTTTTAGACATTGACGAATACAGTGATCACTATATTACTGTTAAAGTTGATGGAGAAGAAGTTCGTGTACCTCTTTCGGAAGCAATTGCTGGTTATTCACGTCAAGCGGACTATACCCGTAAGACTCAAGAACTAGCATCACAGAAGCAGGAACTTCAATGGGCTTCTGCCATTAGGCAGGCATTGGAAAACGACCCTGCTGGAACTATTGATTTGTTAACTAACCATTATGGTGTGACTCGTAAAGAGGCACAGCGTATGGTTGATGATGACTATTTCATGGATGAATTCCAGCAAGACGACCCAGTGGATAAGCGTCTGCAAGAAATTGATAAACGCGTTAGCGCGTTTGAGCAGATGCAAGCACAGCAGAGGCTTGAAGAGGAAATCCAGCGACTGCAAAACACTTATGGTGAAGATTTCAACCCTCAAGAAGTAGTGGCCGCCGCGCTTGCGCAAGGCAACACTAACCTTGAAGCTGTCTTTAAGCAGGTAGCTTTTGATCGCGTTAGAACATCCAAGAAGGCAGAACCTTCTCGTGATACTAAAGCTGTTGAAAGTAAACGTAATGCGTCTGTCGTTTCAGGTGCATCGTCTGCTAAGGCTGGCAAGGATGCAGTCGGCACCGTCCGTTCAATTTCTGATGCCTGGAACTCTGCAAAGAGAACTCACGGCGTCTCCTAACCCTATAAAGGAACTATCATGCCTGGTAATGCTAACTTTGACGCACTTCTATCCACAACGATTGCGAACTATCGCAAGACCCTCACTGACAACGTGTTCACTGCACGTCCTTTGACCTATCATTTGATGGACAAAGGCCGTATCCGCATGTTGAATGGTGGAACTAAGATTGTTGAACCATTGATTTATGGTGAATCATCTACTGTTGCACCTTACAGTGGCTACGACACATTGGCTTTGACTCCTCAAGAAGGAATGTCAGCTGCTGAATACGATTGGAAGCAGTACGCTGTTTCTATCGCTATCAGCGGTATTGAAGAAGCCAAGAACAATGGTGAGCAAGCTATCCTTAACCTTCTTGAAGCCAAGATTATGCAGGCTGAAGAATCAATGAAGGAAGGCTTCAACCGCATGTTCTTCGGTAACGGAACTGACACACTTGGTGCTGGTGGTACTGACAGCGGTAAGTCTTGGAACGGCCTTGGTAACTTGGTTGAATCAGGTAACACTGTTGGTGGGATTAACTCGGCTTCAGGTCAGAACAACGATTGGTGGCGTTCATATGAAGAGAACACTGCTGGTGCTTTGACTCTTGCTCAGATGACGACTGCTTACAACACTGTTAGTGTTGGTAACGATCATCCTGACATGGTTCTTACCACTCAGACATTGTTTGAAAAGTATGAGTCGTTGCTTCAACCGCAACTTCGCTACACCGACACCAAGACTGCTGATGCAGGCTTCCAAAACCTTTTGTTCAAGGCTGCTCCTGTTGCTTATGACGTTCATTGCACTTCGGGTGTTATGTACTTCTTGAACAGCAAGTACATCAGCTTGGTTGGTCACTCAGACAAGTGGTTCGCTAATACCGAATTCCTTCGTCCTGAGAACATGGATGCTCGCTATGCGCTCATCTTGTGCTACGGTAACCTTACGATTCGTAACCGCGAAAAGCAGGGTAAGCTTACGGCTAAGACTGCCTGAGTTTTTCCGACAAGGAATGCAGAGAACCCACCCCTGGGGGGTGGGTTTTTTGTTATGTAAGTAACGCTTATTTGATCTTATAGGAATCTATTTTTAACGAAAGATGGGTAAAAGCTAATGGCAAGTAAGAAAGCAACTCCAAAGAAAAAAGCAACTCCAAAGAAAAAAGCAACATCTGTTTCTGATGCTGTAACTCGTCGCTACAAGGCTGTTGATCTTGGTGGTGGCAAAAAAGGAGTTCAAGATAAGGTAACTGGAGCATTGGTTGGCCGTAAGGCTGGGCAGATGCCACAGTATTTGAATTCAAAGACTGCTGTATCTAGGGGATATAGCGATTTAAAGATGGTTCAAAAAGAACAAGCTCGAAAGAAGCGATGAAATGAAAAAGATTGATGATGGCAAGGGTGGCGGTGGCTACAAAAAGCCTAAGGGTCGTAGTACAGCAAGCAAAATTGCTGGAGGAGTTGCTAATGCTGCTTTAGGTCCTCTTACTTCGGGTGGTCGTAAGGCTGCTGGCAAAGCCGTTGGTGCTGCTGGTAATGCTGCTTATAGTGCTGTTATGGCTGGGGGTAAGCCAATTGGTTGGGCTGTAGATAAGGCTCATCCATATAAAGTCGTAACAGGTGTTGGAAAAGCCCTTAGTAAAATTACTGATTCAAAAGGACCGCCCGCAGGATCTTTTATGAGCACTAAACCAGCGCCTAAGAAGTCTACTGCAAAAAAATCAAGTGGACCTACTAAGAGTGCTATGGCTACTGCCGATAGGGCTAGAGCAGTTGCTGCTGCTAAAAAGAAAGCCGCTGCAAAAAAGACTGGTACTGCTAGTCCCAAAAAGCGTTAGGTAACGATTCAGCCTACTAATGATGGCTGGAACACCTATATATTCATACTACGGAGTCTCTGCAAACATAGGCTCACGTCCTTTTGCTACAGCAGACGCTGCTCCCGCGCCCGCAGGCGGTATGCCCTATTTGGGGCATACACGCTGCATGGCTAACGAGGAAACATGTCAAGGCGCTCGTGCTAAAGGCACTGACTATTGCATTGGTCATCTACGACAAAAAGCGAAGGAGATAGCCAGTGAACCTAGCTGAGATCCGTTCCAAGATTCGTGAAATAGTTGACCTTGATCAACAGGATGTTTCTGACACTCTTTTAACAATGTATGTTAAAGATGGTTTTGATCGTATTATTGCTTTGGAACGGCGTTGGCCGTTCTATCAAAAAACGTTCACTATGACTACCACTCCTGGTCAGCGTGCGTATGCGATTAATGCTATTGGTGATGGCAACTTGCGTGAGATCACTTCTATTGTTGATACTTCTACTGTTGGTAATCGTTTGGAGTTTATTAGTTATGATGATGCTGAAGCGGTTTGGGTCGGATCTTATGACCAAGTTCAACGGCCATTGTATTTCACGTTGTGGCAAGACCAAGTGCATTTGTGGCCCAAACCTGACACAACGTATCCGCTTACTATTCGTGGATATCGTAAGCCTGACGACTGGTCTGCTTCAGATTCCACGGAAGTTGACGCAGACGAACGCTTACATCAGTGTCTTGTGTACTATGGGGTGGCGCAAGTGTACCAGTTGCAAGAGGACATTGAACTCGCCTCCTTCTATCGTAAATCATTTGACGAAGCGGTACGATTAACAGCGCAGGATCTTATGCGTCCTTCGTCGCAACGACCTCTCGCTGTTTCTGATGGTGCTCCTCATAACTCTCGTCGCTGGTGGCTACAATCACTTGGTAGGACTCTTGGTCAATGAGCCGTTTGTCGTTGCTTCGTACAGACGATTTTACTGGTGGGCTTAACCTTCGCGCTGATCCTTTCCAGTTAGGTCGTACTGAATCACCTGATCTACTTAACGTGGATATTGATCCACGTGGTGGTTTGACTATGCGTGGTGGTATGACGAAGTTAAATACGTCTGCTATTGGTTCTATCTCGAATGGTTCGTTTACTCCCAAGGCGTTGTACGCTTGGGATCATAGTTCGCCACAAGTTTTGTTATCTGCTAATAGTGCTGTTTATTATGCGACGACAACAGCGTTTACTTCTATGGGTATTTCTACGACTGCACCTTTTGGTGCGTCGTTTACTGCGTGGTCTGCTAGTACTGAAAGTTTTGCTTATGTTGCTACTGGTGGTGTTTCTTACAGGTGGAATGGTTCTACTGCTACTGCGTTAACTGATGCGAGTACGGCGTATACAGATGATTATTCTTCTCCTGTTACTGGACGCGCTCCTAAGTCTCGTTTGATTACTTCGCATGTGGATCGTTTGTGGTGTGCGTACACGACTGAGGGTGGCGTTGACTATCCGAACCGTGTGCGTTTCTCACATCCTATTAATCGTGAGTCGTGGGCGACTAACGATTATATTGACATTGTTGAGGGTGGTTCGGGTATTACTGCGATCATTCCTTTTAATGGCAACCTTCTCGTGTTTAAGAAGCGTGCAATATTTTCTATTTTGGGTTATTCAACTGACACGTTTCAGGTTGTGAACTTGACAAATGAGGTTGGTGCTGTTAATCCTTTGAGTGTTGTGGCTACTGAGGCTGCTGTGTATTTTTTTTCTTGGCCTGATGGATTGTTTAAGTATGATGGTCAGCAGTTTATGGATTTGTTTACTGCTATTCGCCCTTTGGTTCAAACTGGACGGGTTAACGATATCGCTCAAAGCGAAATTCGTGTTGCGAATGTAAATCAAAAGATTTGGGTTTCTCTTGCTTTGGGTACTGATACTAAGGCTTCTGCTTGTTTCATTTATGATCCTTCTTTGAAGCAGAGTGGTGCTTGGAGTAAGTATCAGACTTCTGATGGGAAAGGTTTGGGTAGTGGCTGCAATTTTGTTACGTCTACTGGTACGACTTACAATTTGGTTTGCCATCCTTCTAATGCTTATGTATTGAAGGTTGACCAGTTGAGCGTGTATCAGGACGATGTGGGTACTGGTCCTTCTAATTTTAGTTCGTATTATAAAACTCCTTGGCAGGACGCTAATAATGTTTCTAATCGTAAGATGTGGAGACGACCTGACTTTGTTGTGAAGCAGACGAGTGTTGCTACTAATTTAACTTTGCGTGTTTATCATGATTGGGAAGAGTCTGTCGTTGCTAGAACTTATGTTGTTAGTTTGGATGCTTCGGGTGATTCTCTTATTTGGACTGCTACTGCTGGTAGTGAACCTGATGGTAACGAAGGTTGGAATGAGGCTGATTGGGGCGAAAGTGCTACTGGTTCTGCCCTTGCTGTCGGCAAGTCTTTAGGACTTGCTCGCAGTGTCCAACTTAGTATTCAGGGTGAGGGTGGCAAACCTTGGGGTGTTAACTCTATTACTTATAAATATAATCCACGAAAGGTGCGTGCCTGATGGCTACTGCTGCTGTTACTTATACGTTCGCTAATGGTACTAACGCTGATGGTACTCAAGTTAACTCCAACTTTACAAGTGTCGTTAATTTTTTGAACACTGAAACTATTCAGCGTGACGCAAGTATTGCGTTCACGGCTATCCCTAGTTTGCCTGCGACTGATCCTACGACTGATAATCAGGCTGTGCGTAAAGCGTATGTGGATAACTATACGCCTGCTGGTGTGATCACTCAGTATGGTGGTAGTACTGCGCCGACAGGTTGGTTGTTGTGTCAGGGCCAGGCTATTAGTCGTACTAATCCTTTATACACTCGTTTGTTTACCGCTATTAGTACTAACTATGGTATTGGCGATGGTAGTAGTACGTTTAATGTGCCTAACTTGCAGGGTCGTATTCCTGTTGGTAAGGATGCTACTGCTGAGTTTGATGTGTTGGGTGAAACTGGTGGGTCTAAAACGAGTACGTTGAGTACGCCTAACTTGCCTCCTCACCAACACGGTGTTGGAACTATTTTGCCTAACACTATTGCTGATCACGTTCACGCTCATACTCTTGCTGTTGCTGCTCACAATGCAAACCACTCTCATACTATGGATCATAGTCATACTGTCAGTTCTACTGGAAGTACTAGCACTACTGGTTCACACCAACATGTTAATGCTGAAGTTCAGTTCCAAGGTCATATATGGAATAGGTATACTTATGGTTATGGTAACGACTATGCGATACCTTTAATAGCCAATGCTGGCGCAAACCCTATGGCTGTTGGTTACGGGTCATTTTCTTCGGGTGAACATAACCATAACGTTTCTGTTTCGGGAACAACTGGCAGTCCTTCTAATCCTTCTGTTGCTAACAGTACGACTCTTAGTTCTTTAGTCCACACTTTTAGTGGTTCAATTACTGCTGGTGGTGGACATACACATACTATGAGTGGTTCTACTGCCCTTGAAGGTAGTGGCACAGCATTCAATAACCTTCCCCCTTACATTGTGGTGAACTACATCATCAAACTATGACTAAGTGGACAGCACCCGATATTGCATCCATTCGTGGTGACAATAGTAGACCTCTGCAAAAGATCTTTGGATCTTTAACAGAGTATCTTAAGGACGCTTCAGGTCAGCATACTGAAGTATCGCAGACGTATGTCCGCAATGGTGAAACAACAACATTGACTATTGGGACTGTTGTCTATTTGGATGCGCAACAGGGCAACAGGGCTACTGTTAAACGTGCGTTTAATACGAGTGATGCTACAAGTGCCAAGACCCTTGGTGTCGTTGCTGAGAATATTGCTCCTAATGCTGATGGTCTTGTGACTACGTTGGGTTATTTGGAGAAAGTTAATACGTCTGCGTTTACTGCTGGACAAACTTTATATTTGGGTGCTACTGCTGGGACGTTTACTGCTACTAAACCTGTCGCTCCTAACCATATGGTTTATGTTGGTGTTGTTGTTCGTGCGAATGCTGGCAACGGCATTATTTATGTCCGTTGTCAGAATGGTTATGAGTTAGATGAGATTCATGATGTTTTGATTACGTCTCCTGCTACGGGTAATATTTTGATGCGTAATAGTTCTAACTTGTGGGTTAATACTCCGCAGACTTCTATTACGAGTGTTGGCACGTTGACTGCTGGAACTGTTCCTGCAACGTTGTTGTCAGGCACAGTTGCTTCTGCAAGGTTAAGCGGTTCGTATACAGGTATTACTGGTTTGGGTACTGTTACTGTTGGTGATATTTCTTCAAGTCTTTTGAGTGGGACTATTGCTTCTGCTCGTCTAAGTGGTGGTTATACGGGCATTACTGCTTTGGGTGCTTTGACTGAACTTTTGGTAGGCAAAAATTGCACTACTGCAACGGTGGCAGCAGCAAATGATACTGGCAGTTTCTCTGTTCGGGGTAATGCGTCTTTCCCTGCTGTTATGTCTTTCCATAGGACTGGTGCGTATGCAGTAAACTTTGGTTTATCAACAAGCAATGTGATGGAGTTAGGTGGCTGGTCTGCAGGAACCATCAAGTTTAGTGTGAACATGGTGAATGGCAATGTAACTGCTGTTGGTGCATTAAACGCTTACTCAATAAGTGGTAACTCAAATGTTGCTGGTACAGGAAACGCTTCTTACCATCCTTCGGGTGTTTATTCCACAGGTCCTAATTGGCTTTATGGGACTGTTTTAACCAATGGGTCCGATATAGGTTCTAGTTCACAATATGTTGGGTCAGTATATGCAAACAATTGGTTTAGGTCGTCAGGAACGAGTGGCTGGTATAGCCAAACTTATGGTGGCGGAATATACATGGAAGATACTACTTGGGTTAGGGTTTATAATAGTAAAAGGTTTTTTTCGCCTGGTGGGTATTCAGGGAATATCCAATACGGTAGTTATGGCAGTATGACGCTATATGGAACAAATAATGGTTATGCGGGTATTTCAACTCCTGATGTTACATCAGCAGTGATGTGGCAAAATGGTGTTTTTGGTGCTATTTTCGGTCATTACAAAAATGATAATGCGTGGAACTTTTATGTTGGAAACGGAACATTCACCCCATCAGACGCAAGATACAAACGTGACATTGAACCATTACAACACGGAATGAATTTCATACGAGAAATTGTGCCTGTCACTTACGACCCATTGACAGAAGATCCTAACGATGATCCTGAAGCAACTTTTGGTAGAACCCATTACGGGTTTACAACACAAAACATTTTGCAGGCACTCACAAATGCTGGCGAGACAAGAGATGTTGCCTTAGTGGATATTGGCGGACCTGATAGTGCTAGTGCCATGAATAGCGATAGGCAATACTTAAACCATTCGGGACTTATCGCCCCTATGGTTAAAGCAATACAAGAGTTAGACGCACGACTACAACAATTGGAGACAGTATGAACGAGCAATCACAGGTAGACGCAGGCAAAGTTATTGAATCTTTGCTACGACAAGTAGCGGAATATGCTCAGAAGGTTGCCTTGTTGGAGGCTTTTGTGGCTTCTGTGGATAAGGGTGAGGGTAACGAAAAGGGTGATTAGTGATGGCTTACACTGATATAGGTTTAAATTACGAACCGAGGAAGCGTTCCGCTGGCATGCAGCGTGACGCTTCTTTAGCCATGAACGCGTTCAGTCGTCTACTGTCTCAGCAACGTGGCGCTCGTGACATTATGGCTACCGATAAAGCTGCTTCTAAAGGGCTTGAAGGTTTTGGTGCTGGGTACGGTAAGCGTGGTTTGCGTAATAGCGGTATTTTTAGAGGTGCTGCTTCTGACTATTCGCAGAACTGGATGAACCAGCGCAATGATCAGTTGGATGCTTTGCGTCAGCAGTTGGCTCAGTATGACTTGCAGGATGCACAAAGCCAGGCTGGCTATCAGGATACTTTAGGTGATATAGAGTTGGCGAAGCAGCGTGACATTTTGTCTACGGCTGCTTCTTTACAGGGCTTGCGCCCATTTTTAGGAGCGTGAGTCATGCCTAGTGCTGATCAGATGGAACGTGACCGTAAAAGGACTGTTGGTAAACCAGCTACTTCTCCTCCTGTTAATAAAAATAATAATCAAACTAGTGATTTTGCTTTACCTTTTGCTGATTTGAATGATCCAACGAAAAATGTTGGATTAGGGGCAGTTAATCCGAATGTTAAATGGAACGATATTTACAATGCTTCTAAAGGTCTAGGTGGAAGTGCATCAGATATTTTTTATCGTAGTTTAGGTGGTTTGTTTTCAGGCAATTCTGCTACGCCCCCAACTGCGCCCACGACCACTAATACAACTGGCAGTGGAAGTGGCGGTAATAAAAATAATAATAATGCTTTGATGAAAGCTTTAACGCAATACGCGACTGGGATTGGAAGTAGCGGTGTTAATCCAGCAATCAATGCTGGATATGGCCAATTATCTGCTGACGCTCAGGCTCGTGCTAAAGCACAGCAGGATATGATTGATCAGTTCTATGGTGGTGCTGAAACACAACTTGGTGGTTTGAATAGCCAGGCTTTGGCTATGTTGCAGAATATGTATAATCAGACTGCTGGCGAGATTGGCACTCAGGCTGAGGCTGGTCGCACAACTATTGACGAGAGTACCCAGCGAGCCTTGGAGGCTCTTGGTGGTCAATCTAACCCTTATGCAGGGCTACAGATGGCTAACGTTGGTGCTGTCACTGATCCTATGGCTGCTTATAGTCAGGCTGTTGGTGCTCCTCAGGGTGGTATTCAGGCGTTACAGGACATGTTGCAGTCTCAGAATGCGACGACAAGTGGGGGGTTCAGTAATCTTGCTCAGTTGTTGGGTGCTTCGAATCAGGCGGCTCAACAGGGTCGTATTGGTGATGTGAATGTGGCTCGTGCTGGTGCTCAACAGGATTTGGCGGCTAATCAACGTGCGGCTGGTTTGCAGGCTTTACAACAGTTGAATGCTGGTCAGATGAATCAGCAGAATCAGTTTTCTCAGCAGATGCTTGGATTGGGTCAGAATCGTTTGCAGGCTGGTTTACAAAATCAGAGTGGTTTGGGTGAGTTGTTGAATCAGTTTGGTCTTGGTCAGTTGCAAGCTAATTTGGGTCAACAACAGAACGCCCAGGGTCGTCAAGATAATTTGATGCAACAGTTGTTGGGTCTTGCTGGTCAGGGTGTTGACGTGTCGCAGATTATGGCTTTGCTTGGAGGTCAATGATGGCTATTAATGATCCTTTGAGTTTAATAAGATTCTTTACTGGTAGTGATGGTGCTACGTCTAGTACAAACGCTAAAGATCTTAATTATTTGCAAGATTTTTTGTCGTATCTGATGTCGCCTGATACTGGTGTCGGTACCGAAACTTATGATCCCTTGTTGACCGTTCCTCCTCAGTATGTTTCTCCTGGTACTCCTGTTCTAGATAGTTTTGAAACTGGTTCTACTCCCATTTGGGCAAGTGTTGCTCGCCGTATACGCGCTGGTCAAATAAACCCTGCTGGCGCTGTGGCTGAGGTGGCTAAAGATTTAGGTTTTCAATATGATGATGAAATTAAGAATGGAATGTCTCTCGTTGATGTTCGGAAGTATGTTGATGAAATGTTCAAAGAACTGAAGGATGAGCAGAACGCTCAAGCAGCTTATGCTAAATCAGTACAAGAATTTGAGCAAACTAATTTTTATGGTAAGGCTGGGTTGCCTCAACCTACTGAACAATATACTGTTGATACTTTGCCTTATTCCGAACGTAGTGCTGCTTATCGTGCTTTGGCAGATAAGCAACAAGCCGAAATTGATAGACTAAAGTTTGATAAACAACGTGAAGTTACTGCTTCTATTGATGGCTTTATTCCTGAACCAAATCCTGATACACCAAGATATGAAGTTGGTGATTGGGTTTGGAACCCTACTGGTAAAAAGGGCGAGTTGCAGTATGTTTTATCGGGTAAAAAAGTGGGTCCAAACGATACTGGTTTTGGCAAACCCAAACCCATGCTTGCTGATATAGCACAATATGGTTTAGGGCAAGAAATAGCTAAACAAATGAATAATAGTGATACGGCAAAGACTGTCAACGCTAAACAGGCTATTTTGGCGGATATGTTGAAGCGTGCTGATTTGATGCGTCAAGGTGAA